AATTTCTTGTTGTATTGCCGCTGAAATGAACAGAGGCAGGTTTAATATTCTTAAATGGGATAAGAAACAGCAACGATACTATCCTGTAACTATTAATTTGAATGAGAAAGGCGAAATAGATGAGCAAGATAAACTTTGAAGAAGACGTTGCTAATATAGATCAAACTGGTCTTGAATCAGTAGCAGAATTATTAAGAGAACAATTACGTTTAGAGAATGTTATAGAAGACACAGAAGAACAATTAAAAGGCTACAAAGAACATTTACGTAAATTATCTGGTGAGGTCATACCAAGTAAAATGGCTGAACTAGGCATGACATCTACAACTATGTATGATGGATCTAAGGTTGATGTGGTAGAAGATATATACGTATCAATACCTAAAGACCCACAGAAATCATCTGCTTGTTATGAATGGTTAGAAGATAATGGTTTAGGAGATATTATAAAAAATAATGTCGGTATAAGTTTCGGTAAGGGAGAGGGTAATAAAGCAAAACATCTTGAAGAGACAATAAAAGAGATGGGCCTCATTCCTGAAGTAAAGATTTCAGTGCATCCTTCGACACTGAAAGCCACTATTAAAAAGTGGCATCAAGAAGGAAGATCTGTCCCAGACAATACATTTAGTTTGTTTATCGGACAGAAGACAAAAATAACCAAGAAAAAATAAGGAGTAAATATGGCAAACGCTGTAAAGACTAAAGAAGCAGGAAACGTTGTTGCATTTGATCCTAGCATGTTTGAGGCAGACGCTAATCAAGGGCTAGGGCAACTAGGCATGGATGATCTTGCAATTCCTTTTCTTCGTATTCTGAGTGATACGTCACCACAGATTAAGAAGAGAGATCCTCAATACATTGAGGGAGCGGAAAGTGGAATGATCTACAACACGCTTACAAAAGAAATATTTGACGGAGATAAAGGGGTACAGGTCATACCTTGTTCATATCAACGTCAATATATTGAATGGCAAGATAGAGGCAAGGGCACTGGTGCTCCTGTTAATATTCATCCAGGTGACAGTAATATACTGTCAAAAACAACAAGAGATGATCAACGTAAAGATAGACTTACTAATGGTAACTATATCGAAGATACGGCTAATCACTTTTGTTTAATCAAAAGCGATAATGGAGTTTGGTCACAAGCTCTAATCGCTATGAAAAGCACACAAAGAAAGAAGTCTAAAAGATGGAATTCTTTAATGCTTGGGTTAAAGCTAAAAGGTGCGAAGGGGTTATTTACACCTCCTTCATACTCCCACATTTATTCATTAAAAACGATTGCAGAATCGAATGATTTGGGTGAATGGTTTGGTTGGGACGTCTCTCGAGTCGGTCCAATCGAAGATGCTGACTTGTATTCACAAGCAAAAGCTTTCTCCGCGTCTGTAGATGCTGGTGAAGTAAAAGTTAAGCATGATGACGAAAGTGTTGACGACGGGGAAAAAACTCCGTACTAAACACTAAGTTAAATTAATCGAGGGAGCATCATTTTCCTCCTGAAAATCGCTCCCTCAACTAGGTATAAGAATGACAGAACAGAGACGACGATTTATAGAAATTTTTACAGGGCTTGACCGAGCTTATGGTCAAACTGAAAGCCGTTCAAAAAATGAGAATGGTAAACTTGAAGCAAGATCCTGGATAGAGAAATTACAATTAACGGAACAAAAATGGCATGATCATCTTGATGGCAAAGAACCATCGCTTGGTATTATTCCTATTAAAGACGACAACACATGTACGTGGGGTGCTATTGATATAGACTCCTATGATGGGTTCGATCATAAAAAATTAATTAAAACCATACTCGATAAGAAATTACCATTGGTTGTATGTAAATCAAAGAGTGGCGGTGCTCATGTATTTTTATTTGTAGCAGAGTCAGTAAAAGCAGTAGATATGCAGATGAAACTGACAGAGATAGCCGCATGGTTAGGTCATGGTGAAAGTGAAATCTTTCCAAAACAAATAGAGTTGAACCCGAAAGGGACAGGGAACTTTTTAAACTTGCCGTATAATCACCCAGAGTATCCGACAAGATATGCGCTAGATGATGAAGGTAATGCATTGGATAATCTGGATATGTTTATAACGCATTATGAAAGTAAAGTCGTATCGAATCTCGGCATGGTGGTTATAGAAAAAAAAGAACGATCAAATGATGATTTTAAAGATGCACCACCTTGTTTAGTTACACTAGCATCACAGGGATTTGCTGAAGGCTCACGGAACGAATGTTTATTTCAATTAGGTATTTATGCACGACAACGTTTTGAAGAGTCAGAGCTTGAAGATAAATTAGATTATTACAACACAACATATTTTAATCCTCCGTTAAAAAGCAGAGAAGTACAAACAATTTTAAAACAAATTAGTGATAAGAAAAATTATTTCTTTCGCTGTGAACTTCCTTTGTTCAAAGGTGTATGTGAAAAAATGAAATGCCGTCAGAAAAAGTTTGGCATAGGTAAAGGATCTACTTCATCTATATCAAGTTTAAAGAAATTTGTTTCTGATGATCCTATGTTTGAAGTTACACATAACGGAAAAGTTTTAGTTATTGATGGTGATACCTTGGCACAACACGCTCGATATAAAGCAGCTTGTATAAAACAAATTAATGAAAGCCCACAACCTATTCGTGCAGATGCATGGGCAGATAAAGTGCAATCATTGTTTGATGATCCTGGTTTTGAAGAAGTTATTATGCCAGGTGAAGTAAGCTCTAATGGTCAATTCTTATCTTACTTACAGATATTTATTGAGAATAATGGTGGAGCAAAAGACAGACAAGATATGCTGCAAGGCATGGTATATGAACAAGAAAATTATTACATGTTTAAACCACAAGCGTTTAGAGATTTTCTTAAAACAAAACGTTTTAATAAACTAAGTGATGTAGGACAATTTAAAGTATTCTCAGACTTTAAAGGCACAGCAGAAAAGTTGCGTGTCAATGATAAAGTTACACACATTTGGAAGATACCAACCACGATTAATGATGCAGAATATATTGTTAAATCAAAAGATTTTAAAGAAGAGGAGCCTTACTAATGAAAAGAAATATAGTTATAGGTCCTCCTGGTACAGGCAAGACAACATTTTTAAAAGATAAAGTTGATAAACTAATTAATGGTGGTCATTGTAGACCAGAAGAGATTGGTTATTTTAGTTTTACTGTAAAAGCTGCTGAAGAAATTCGTGACAGAGTTACTAAAGAAGAATGGAGTGAAGCGGAACTTAAAAAAATGTATCCGTATTTTTGTACACTACACTCTCTTGCGTATAAACGATTACAGTTACAACAATCACAGATCATGGATCAAAGTGACTACGATGACTTATCACGGGACACGGGCCGTTTCTTTGTTAACAAGATGAAGAAAGGTAATGGTATGGACATATCTATGCCAACCGCAAAGAGTGAGTATCAAGACTTGATTAATCTTGCGTATGCAAAGTTTCCTGATGATGACGATAGGTTAAATCAAATCTTTCGTACTGTTAAGCTCAGTGACTACGGCGCACGGAACACGATAGAACAAATGGATTTAGATTTAAAAAACTTTAAACGTGATAGAGATAAATTAGAATATGTTGATTACTTTAATCATTTTTTACAAAGAAAAAATCCACCACCTTTAAAATATTTATTTGTTGATGAGGCACAGGATTTATCTGCACACCAATGGCAAGTAATTAATATGATACAAGAAGTTGCAAAACCAATTGAAACGTATGTTGCTGGTGATGATGATCAAGCAATTTTTCGTTGGGCAGGTGCAGACATAGAACACTTTATAGCCATGGCTAAAAATGATGCCAACACTATCATTCCGTTAACACAGTCTTATCGTATCCCACGTAGTGTGCACACTCTTGCCACAAATTTAGCACAGTCTATATCACGAAGAATTGATAAAAGTTACAAGCCAAGAGATGAAGAAGGCGAGAGAAAAGTCTTAAATATCAGACCTTTAAACAAAGGATTGGCTGAAGGTGACTGGTTGATTTTATGTCGTACACATGAGATTGTGCAACAAGTTAGTGAATCATTAGAACAGTTTGGTTGGTTGTATAAACGCTACGGACAGTCAGTTGTTAATTTAAAATACATCGAAGCTATCAAAGCGTGGACCACGTTACAAAATGGAAAAGAAGTATCTGGTCAGTTATGTGATGTTGTTTATCAGTTTATGGATAGCACACGTATAAAAAGAAACTACGGAACATTTAAAGGTGATCATGCTAATATCTACACATTAGAAGATTTAATAAAAGATTATGGTTTACGTGAAACAATCAAAGACATAGACGTACGTACAATGAAATGGTATGATGTGTTGAATGCGAAAGGATTAAGAAAGAGAATAAATTATCTCAGAGCAATTATGCGTGAAGGAAATAAATTAGATGACACACCACGTATAGAAGTATCAACGATACATGCAAGTAAAGGTGGTGAAAGAGACAATGTTATGTTGTTAACAGATCTATCTTATGGTCCTTACAAATCATCAACAGAAACACAACAAGGTAGAGATGATGAAGCAAGAGTTTTTTATGTTGGTATGACACGTGCCAAACAAAAATTAGTTATTGTGCGTCGTACGGAAGCGCAGTTTGAATACGAACCAATATTTTTTCACGAAAGGAGATCTGCATGATTTGTCAAAAGATTTTGCAAGAAGCAGAAAAACTTGTTAGCGGTGATCGCCAAGAAGACTATGGTGATAAACTTACTAACCATGAAAACATTGCGAAGTTGTGGAGTGCTTTTCTTGATAAAGAAATTACACCGCATGATGTTGCAATATGCATGGGGCTTGTTAAAGTTGCCAGATTAAAACACGCACATAAGAAAGATAGCTATGTTGATTTAGCTGCTTACGCTGCGATAGCTGGAGAAATAGATGAAAGAACAACCTAATTGGTTTCCTAAAGTACATCGCATGCCTAGTGAATGGGTTATGCCTGATCATTTCCCTGATCTATCTGGTTATGACGAGATAGCAATTGATTTAGA